ACAGGTTGCTTATGACATGAATAGGGATCAACAGCAAGCTGCCGTAAATTTCGCTGAAGCAAGAAAAGCAGAGATGCTTCTTGCTAACAACCGAGGACAAAGTGTTGCATTAGTCGGTCAAGTCATGAACGGACCAGACGGTGCTTCGTTTATGAATGATATTGCAACAGGAAAAGCAATGGCAATGGGAGTAACACCAGGCCAACTCGGCGCTTAATATTTAACAAATACACTACAATTTAAATAGTAGATGTAGGTGTAATCGTGAGGAAAGCTGGCGAAGTAGCTAAGCAAGATCCCAAAGTCTTTGAAACTATTTCAAAGCACCTGCAGACTGATGGTGTGCCAGATCGTGCTGCCGATCAGATGAGCGCAGAGATGCTCAATCATGGAGAAGATTACGACAGCTCTGTAGAGCACTTCTTCCGTATGTTTGAGAACTATAAGTCAAAGGGATTTGATGAGGATGCTGCACAAGCAATGGCAGTAGAAGCGTTAGAAGGTAACAGGGACGAGCCAAAAGAAAGCCTCAGATTTGCAAGAGTTTCGTTAGACTAGGTTTACTAATTAACAATCTTGCTGCTAGGATTAGTAAGCAAGGAAAAGAATTATATGGCAAAACCAGTGGCTTCAGGTGATTCCGTACGTGCCTATTTACGGGATATCGGACGTGTGCCCTTATTAGAGCATGATGAAGAGATTCTATTGGGTCGTAAAGTACAACGCATGATGGAGATTGAAGAAACGCGTGATACTTGCGAATCTAATAATGGCACCAAGTTGACAGACAAGGAGCTAGCCATAGAGCTAGGTATAGATTACAAAATCCTTCGACGCGAATTACGTGATGGCACCAAAGCTAAAGAGAAGATGGTGACAGCTAATCTACGGTTAGTTGTATCAGTAGCTAAGAAGTACACGAAAAGGAATATGGAGCTACTAGATATAATTCAGGAAGGAACAATTGGGTTGGTAAGAGGTGTTGAGAAATTTGATCCTAGTCGTGGTTATAAGTTTAGTACTTACGCTTACTGGTGGATTCGCCAAGGCATCACTAGGGCCATCGCAGAGAAGAGCCGCGCTATACGGCTGCCTATACATGTCACAGAAAACCTGAATCGCCTCAAGAAGGCCCAGAGAGAGCTTTCACAGATCAATGGGTACATGCCTAACGTTTTCCAGCTTGCGGAGCGTCTGGAGCTGACTGTAGAGGAGATTAAGGACCTTATGTGTAAAGCACGTCAACCAACTTCTCTAGAAATAAAGATTGGAGAGAACAGGGATACAGCACTTATCGATCTACTGGAAGATGAGACACAACTACCAGACAAGCTGCTTGAACAGGATTGTGTCAAAGAAGATATCCGCAACTTGATTAGTGATCTCCCAGAGATGCAAGCTGCAGTAATCGGAATGAGGTACGGAATTGGAGATGAGGTGCTTGAACCACTTTCGATGACAGCAATAGGTCAAATACTGAACATGAGCAGAGACCGTGTACGAACTCTAGAAAACAAAGCACTCAAAGCATTAAGAGAGGAAAGCGAGAAGGTCTCAGAGTACTTGTAGATTACAATGTAAATAAGACTTGCATTGTAGAGATGGATGTAACAGATCAGATAACGTTAATCAAACAAACCTACGGGGGTAGTGACAACACTGCACCTGGAGGACTTGCTGCTAGTAAGAATTTAAACTATGCAAAAGGTGCAAGTATTAACAGTGCACCTCAGGAAACCATAACTGTAATTCCATTCACGTTGAATTACACAGACACAGTCGGACTATTCGGCGCTGAGAATACGTTTGTCAAAGTTAATCTGAATATTATCGATAGTGGTAAAGAGGACTTTGCAGAACCTGGGTGGCAATCATTAGCAATTAACGAGACTTATATCGGTACAGATCCAAACTATACAGATGCATTGATGGACAAAGCGCAAGATCTAGCTCCCGTTAATGACTTCGACCCTGCTGTGTTAACAAGCGACCTGCCAACACCATGGGATCCAATGGTAAGCATCAACCTTAAGAACAATAAAACTGGCAACAAGTACATCGATAGCTGGTTTGACGTACGTCTATATACAAACCAGAAAGAAGAGCATCCGTTTGATGATATGTATGTACAGCGTAAAGACAGCTTCTACATAGGGTTCCACGCTAGGAACCAAAGGAGGTTGCCATATAACGTTTCATGCACAATTGGTACTGAGCTGCTATCTAGCCTAGATATTAAAGACCGTTCGTTGATTGGTGATTGACTATAACTAGGAAGTCACATTAACTGTGTAAGTAGGATCAGACGCATAACACACGAAAGTTCCAGGGAATGTAACAGGATCTAATGGTGAAGTTCCTTGAGTATCAGCCCATTCAATTGTAAAACCATTTACCGTTTTACTTTTTATAATCATATGCTGGGAGTCATACATTTCTCTATTTCTAATCACGCCATAGTCAGTATTAGGCTGAGCTGCATTAAATGTGATGGCCATATCTCCCGTCCCAGAGTTATAAGCTCCCCAAGTACAACCAGTACCAGTACCAGGATCGTTGGTCTTAATGAATGCATGAGCGAAAGGAGCAATGATGGTGACAGGAGTACCAACTTCAGTCTTTTTAACTAGCTCATGTCCACCTGGTGTACTACCATCATGAACACGTAGGTTCCAGTTGGTCGTATCTACAGTCACTTCACGTTGAGCACCAACGAGCTGGTCCGTGTTTGTTTCTGTGTCGCCTCTGAATTGCAGTTGATCAGCCATTGTTATGAGTTTGATTTAGGTCAAATGAATCGTCGCCAGCATTTAAATCACAGATATCGACAACAGTAGAATCATCTCCAGCATTCATAGAGATAAACAACTGATTGAAATCTTCCATTATCTTCTTGTGATACTGGTAATATTGATTGAAGCCTTGTACAGGCAGTCCTGGTTCTATGTTAAGGAATATAGGAGTACTATCAATTTTAGGGAAGACATATTCGCCAGCAATCGGATCATCAGGCGCTAACTGAATACCAATACGGCGTACTGCTCGATAGTTGTTAAAGGTAAGAGTGTTGTCACCGTCGAATTCAATGGTGAGTTCTGTATCATCAGAAGCTGGGACAAACAGATTCAAGTCACCCTTAATTCGGTCAACAGTGATCTTGGTGCATGGTACATAGTCGGCATGGTCTGATTTGTCCCACCATTTAAGAATAGGAAACGTGTCACCTTCAGAAGATTGAGCACGATTAAGACGAGTACCAACCTTACTCTTAACTTCCGTTATACCTCTGAGTACAAGAATCTCAGCCACATTTTACCTCTTAGACCCATAAAACTATTGTAAAGTATTAGCTGAAGACCACTTCAAGTTCTCAACACAGTTATTGGACTTATCATTGTTGATGTGATCAATAGACGAGCATCCACGCTTACGACCTAGTGGTGTGGGAGGGTTACCTAGAAAAGCAAGGGCAACAAGAGTGTGCACATAGGTCTGCTTCTCCCCTTTCTGACCAAGACGCTGCTGAAGCGTAACCTTCTGATAACCAGACTTAATCGTCACAGGTTTCATCAGTCTTTCCTTGCCCCCTTTAGTAGTTTTAATTGCACCTTGTCTATTGACGTAGTACTCAATACAACACTCATATCCAGGCAGAGAAAGGACAGGAACCCACTCATTTGTATCAATAAAGTCTTCCATATACTTGTTAATCAGTATATACAGTAAATGCCCTTAATATAACTAGTATTATTAATTTATGTGGGCTAGTCGAAGTCCATAAGTAATTTATTCGTTTTGGAGTTACCATCCCATGTGGATTGATAATGATTTTCCAAAACTCCTTGGTGCTGAGCTTTATCGCCCACACCCTGCGTACATCATTGAGATGGCCGTTGAGCCCGTGGTTGTTCACGATTTTTCAAAGCAACCTGGCCAAACGGTCCAACTTGATCGTTACCGCTTCTGGGGCAAGCCCGGTACTAAGGAGTCCCGCGAACGTACTGCTGACCAAACTCTTGGCACATCATCAGCACGCAATATCGTAAAAGATAAGGTGTTGGTCACGCTTCGGGAATATACAGGTCCTGCAGATACTCGCGACACAGCTCAGCCTTCTACATTCAAGGTAGCTCGTGAGACCCTGATCACAGCACAGCGTTTGCTGCTTGATACAGGTAATTTGAATGTATTCCATCAAAGCATTGGTTCACTAACCCTGCTTGATGACTATCGCCGCTGGCGCGATCGGGTGTTCGCAAATGAACTCCTGAAAGCAGAAGCAAATGGTAAAGCAAGCAGCGATGCTGGTGGCTATTACCTACCTGGTGGTAAGGATAAAGGCGGCGCAGGTGGCACCTTAGGTGTTACTTATGCAGATGGTGAATCTGCAAAGTTTGACGTAAAAACCGATCTTCTTGAAGTAGTTAAGGACATGCGTAAGCGCAATGTTCCTACCTTCGCTGATGGTTATTACCGCTGTATTGTTGACCCAACTGCCATGATGCATTTGCGTCAGAACAGTGACTTCCGTGAGATTGCACGTTACCCAGGACAGGGTCTCGTCAATCCTATGCAGCCTGGAGCTGGCCCTAACGCCAACTTCTTCCAAGGCATGGGTCCCGCTTATGGACAAGCTGGATTCGTGGCTGGACAGCCAGTCATGCCAACGGGTTTCCTGTTTGAAGGAGTGCGCTGGTTTGAGTCAACAAACCTACCTGAAACTTCCTACAACTTGATCATTGCTGGTGAAGCAGCTGGTGCTGCTGATTACGGTGCCGCTCAAATGATCTTCTTCGGTCCTCAGGCCGTTGGCGTAGGTATTGGTGGTAACAATGCTCAGATTCTGTTGAATAACAACGATGACTTTAGTCGTTTTATCATCATGATTTGGTCCTTGTTTGCTGGTTTTGAAATCCTTAATAAGGACTTCATCACCGTTGGTTACTCTTTCGTATATTAAGGAGGTAACTAGCAATGTCCGTAATTTTTCCCGGTAACTATGTAGCCCACTTGAACGCATATCGCGGTCAAGGCGTAACGGCTCTCCCAGGTATTGAGTTTTATACCGTAATTGGCGTCTATGAAGTAACAGCAACTGCTGCTGCTGGCGCTACCTATGATCTGAAGATCCTTTCTCCAGACATGCGTTCTGACGACAAGCCTCGTTTGGACAAGCCTTGTGTTATTCCTACAGGCGCTAGTGTTTATCGCACAGGCGTAACTGCAGTTAATATCACAGGTTCAGGCACAGATACCCTCACCGTTTCAGGTGTAACCCCCGCTGCTGTATCTACTTCAGCTGCTGGCGTTTACCCTGCTGCTGGTGGAGTGACCGCATTCGCTGGTCTTGGAAGTATCACCCCTGAAGCATCTGATGCAACCATTCAGGTTGTCGCTTCTGATGGTTTCACCATTACTAAAGCTGGCGATCAGGCTGCAATTCTCGTTGAAATTGATTATTTCGTCGATGCATCTGGCCCATCAGCTGACATGGTTGATCTGCCATACAAGATTGAAGCTGGTCAGGGAACCTGATT